CGTCGACAAGTACGGATTTCCTGACCTCGACTTTGTAATCGAGGAACTAGTCTTCTGTATCGACGAAACCAAGACCGGGTTCGCTGGAGTAGCAAACTCCACGAACAAGTCGTGGCTCAAGGACGGGTATTCCCGAACCTACGGTATGATCCACGGAGGCTGCAACATCGCAAAGCCCTCTCGTGAAGGGTGGAAGTATACGCATCCGCACCTGCCCAGGAACGGTGACGTCTGGCGGAGCGCGGCACACAGACTGGAAGACGGTGCCGTGGGGCGCGTTCAGCATATCGGGTTTGACAAGGGACCGTCGACCCTGAATGAATCCACGCTTCCCAGTGATGAAGAATCCACGCTTCGCGCCAAGGACATGATCGAGGCGGAGTTTGGACCGCACGGAGTTGTATCGTTCGACGGGTGGCGTGAAATAGGCGGGAAGCGTTTTCCAAACTGGCGAATGTTACGCGGAAAGCATTATAGAGCCAAGCCATGATCTGGGTTCCCGTATTTCTGACGGCCTTAGTAATTCACTTGTGGAACATGTACAACGCGAGTGAAGATAAGCCGATGGCTCTACGGTTCATCACAGAAACTCTGTCGTTGTGGTTGCTGACTTTGGGAGTTCGTGAGGTGGTTACGTGGTTCCAATGATTCGAACGTACACCGGGAAAACTGTCAATCCGTTGGCACTGAAGACAACGGATATTGACATTGAGGACATTGCGCACCATCTCTCGTGTTACAACAGATTCAATGGAGCGCTTGTCTGTCCGGTGAACGTGGCGTGCCACAGCGTTCTCGTGGCGCGGGTCGTTGGGTACTTTGTTGAAGACTCCACGGTTGAGATGCAGGCTCTGTTGCACGATGCAACAGAGGCTTACCTTGGGGACGTGACGAAGTGGCTGAAGGCGAGCCCGGCGATGGCCGGCTACCGGATAGCTGAGCAAGACGCGCACAATATCATCATGGATAAGTTCTGTCTCCCAAGGGACCTCCATCCCTCGATTGAGAACGCGGACCGCGTAGCCGTGACGTTCGAGGGACAGATGGGGTTCAATGACATGAACTGGCCAGGATTAAAGAAGTACCCGCGACTGACAAACGACGAGATGATGGCGATCGGCGACCACTATTGTTTTCGTGAGTGGCAACAGTCAAAAGACTTGTTCCTAGAAACGTACCGCGATCTTGTGATGCGTATCAATTTTGGAGAGAACAGTAATGCCGAAGGCTATTAACATACGAGGCACCTCCGGGTGTGGAAAATCGCATCTGGTAAAGCAGATCATGAGGGAGTTCCCGGTCAAGAAGCCGCACAAGATCAAGTTCCGGAAACAGCCGATTGGCTACACGCTCGAACGGCCAGATGGTGACCCGCTTTATATTGTAGGTCACTACGAAGAACTGTGCGGCGGGTGTGATACGATTATCGGTCTCGATGCTATTTACGACGAGATCGAAGCCGCGATTCTTGACCTGGAGATGGACGTTATATTCGAGGGACTTATCGTGTGCTCTGACGTGGAGCGCTGTATTTCCCTGAAGGACATTTCCGACTTGTTAGTTATCGAGTTGGATACACCGCTCGACGAGTGTCTGAATAACATCGAAGAGCGCCGCTACATTCGGGGTGACAAACGGCCGGTCGACCCGAAGCATACTGTAGCAAAGATGGATCAACTAGTGCCGCAGAGAAAGAAGTTCGCAAACGCAGGTGTAGATTTCCGCCTACTTGACTACAAGTGGGCACTGGTAGATGTCCGAGACTTTCTAGGCTTAAAAGTGAGCGTGTGATGAACAAGAACCGAGTTGAACAATACTTCGCTTTGGCCCGTGAGCGTTACCTGATCCGCGAACGACGATTGGCTGGACAGCCGTGGCCGTGGTCCGATCAGGAAGTGTTTCAGAAGTACAATCTATGTAATGTATTTAGAGAGCACGACAAGACCACGATGTGGTTCGACAAGAACATTCGTAGCAAGGTGAGCGGGCAGAAGGCGATCGAGGCGACCGTGATCTTCCGGTGGTTCAACCGGATTGAGACCGGCGAGATTATCAAGCACCTGATCCTGGATCAGTGGAACTCGGAAGAAGCCCGGATTCTCCTGGAAGACGTCAAGCCGATCGTGACGGGCGCGTACATGATCAAGACTGTCACCGGCAAGAACAAGCTGGAAGGCTTCTTGCAGGCCGTGGACGAAGCGCTTCCAATTCTGAAGTCCCTCGAAGGGAAGTGGGAACCGACGCTGCAGGGGATGCACGAGCAGCTTGTGAAGGTACCGTATCTCGGCGGCTTCATGGCCTACGAGATTGTGAGTGACCTGCGCTGGACCGACGTTCTGGGCGGCGCGCGAGACATCATGTCGTGGGCGAACGCGGGACCGGGCTGTGTGCGAGGCCTGTCGCGTATTATCTACGACACGCCGCGTGGAATGTTCACGCGTAACTCGCAGAAGAGCCAGGACGAGATGGTGGAGTACATGAACGTTCTGCTCGAGATGTCGCAGGACGATAGGCTCTGGCCGGCGGACTGGCGTCAGTGGGAGATGCGCGAGGTCGAACACTGGCTTTGCGAGTACTCCAAGATCACCGGGTTCCTGGAAGACGGGAAGGATCCCAAGCGCGTGTACCGACCGGCGGAGTTGGTGTGATGCATGTCATCCACGTTCACAACGCCCAGGAAGGGCTGTTCGAGGGATTAAAACACCTCAAGGAGAACGGGATTTGGCAGGACTCCCGGAACGGACGTGTAATTCGTTCTGAGGGTCCGGTGACAACTGTGTACAGCTCACCACTTGAAAAGGTGGTGAGTTGGAAGGTACGTGACGCCAATCCGTTCTTTCACCTGTACGAAAGTCTGTGGATGTTGGACGGCAGGCGGGACGTGGGAGGTCCCGCCCGCTACGCCAAGAACATGCTGAATTATTCCGACGATGGACAAATTCTCCACGATGCCTACGGGTACCGCTGGAGAGAACACTTCGGCCGGAACCAGATCGCGCAGATCATTCAGCAGCTGAAGGCTGATCCAATCGACCGACAGTGTGTTCTGCAGATGTGGGATCCCAAGGTAGACCTGGGCCGGAAGGGAAAGGCTGTTCCGTGCAATCTGGTAGCCACATTCCAGATTGACCCGGTGTGGTCCAAGCTGAACATGACTGTGTTCTGTAGGTCTAACGACATAATTTGGGGAACGTACGGAGCGAACGCTGTTCACTTCGGATTCCTCCTCGAATACGTGGCGGTGAAGACCGGCTTTCAGGTTGGTAAGTACACACAGATTTCGGTGAATTACCACGCCTACGAAGAGCAGTACAACAAATGTCTGCCGATCGTGGATGAGAAATGGCGTGGGTATCAAACCGGCACGATCCGTATGCCGGAAGATGTAGACGTGCAGATTCACAACGTGCTTGCGTGTGCGGATAGTGAAGCGTATGTGAATCGGCCGCCGAGTCGGCAGTTCTTCACTTGTGATAGCGAGTGGGGCGCGATGTGCCACAGAATGATGTGGGCACACCAAATGTATCGTCAAGGTTTCCCAAAGGAAGCGTTTGACGTTCTCTACGATGCACAGGTGTGTGACTGGACTATTGCGGGCCGCGAGTGGCTCCTGCGAAGGATGAAATGAATGAGTGATCCGCGGAATGAACTAGAAGCACTGGTAGATGAAGCACGTCTCTGCATCTGTGGTCACCCAAAGCGTGACCACAATTTCCCCAACCGTTCTGGAGAATGCAATCGACTTGATTGCAAGTGTGAGAAGTTCGAACAGAAGATCTTCACAGCAACTGTTTACTTCGGTAAGGATGCAGACAAAGCGTTCGCCGAGCAGCGTCAAGATCTCGAAATGGTGAATCACCCTGCCCACTACGGTGGCGGTGAAAATCCGTACGAACATATCAAGGTGTGCGATGCGTGGGGCCTGAACTATCGTTTGGGAAACGCGACAAAGTACATCTGCCGAGCTGGAAAGAAATCAGATCACACACTTACAGACCTCCGGAAGGCCCTCTGGTACATTCAGTCTGAAATTGAGAGGCTCGAGGATGAACACGGATAACACCAAAAGAATGAAAGGAACTGTGATTCGTCTCCTCCCTAACAAGGGATTCGGTTTCATACGGGACACTGACGGACGAACGCGGTTCATGCATGCCAAGAACTTCTCCGTTCCTGGCACATTTGACCTTCTTCAAGAAGGTTGTGTATTGGATTTTGAACCTGTAGCAGACGGCCATGGTGGAGATGGTCTTCGATGTATTGATATAAAGAAGGTAGAATAGTGAGAAAATTAATCCCACCAGAGGTTCGATTTTGGAAACACGTTGATAAGAAAGGGCCAACTGAATGTTGGTTGTGGACAGGATGTCTTTACCATTATGGATATGGGCAATTTAATTACGAAGGTGCCCATCGCTTTTCATGGAAATTGGTAAATGGTCCAATTCCAAATGGTCAATACGTTTGTCACACATGTGATATACCAATTTGTGTGAATCCTGATCATTTGTTTCTTGGAACAGCCAAAGACAATTTTCATGATGCAATTCGTAAAGGTAGAACACCTCGTGGCGAAAATCAACGTTCAGCAGCTTTAACTGAAAAGGAAGTGATTGAAATTTTCAAGAGTAAAGAATCTACAAGAGAACTTGCAGATTCTTATCTTGTCACCACTCAAACAATTCGCAACATTTGGTCTGGAAAATGTTGGGGTTGGCTAACAAAAGGTGAAACATGAGTCTTGGTCTGAGATTAGAGCGTCCGCTGGTTTTGTTTGACCTCGAAGCTACTGGATCAAATCCGATGAAGGATCGGGTTTTCCAAATCGCCTTGAAGGTTTACAACCTTGATGGTACTGAGGAAGAGCATTACACGTACATCAACCCAGAAGTTTCAATCCCGAGACAACCGTTCTTCGAGGAAAGAGGCTACACGGACGAGCTAATCACAGCGGGCTGCGCTCGGTGCGGACACAACGCCGACAAGCACCCGTCTGAAGCCTGTCCAAAGTGGCGTCCAATCCCACGGTTCTGCGAAGTGGCGAAGCCATTGTTCACCACATTCGTCGGTGCCGACTTCGCTGGCTATAATCTCAAACGATTCGATCTTCCTCTCATCAAGGAAGAGTTCGCTCGCTGCGAGATGGCCTTCGACTACAGCAAGGCCAGTGTCATTTGCGGTCTCCGTCTATGGCAGATCCTCGAACCAAGGACTCTGTCGGATGCCGTAGAACACTGGGGTGGGCGGAAAATGGAAAACGCCCACGACGCTATGGCGGATGTACGCGGCACGGAACTCGCACTACAGGGAATGCTTCGTCAGCCAAACCTACCGCAAACTGTCACTGAACTCGGTGAACTGCTGTTTCCGCGCGACCCGTGTCAAATTGATGACTCCGGTAAATTCCGGTTCATCAACGGGCGAGCGTGTTTCAACTTCGGGAAGCTTAAGGGTCAACGGATGGATTCCGACCCCGGCTACCTCAAGTGGATGCTTAACGGGGATTTTTCAGCTGACGTCAAGCGCATAGTTCGCGACGCGCTCGAGGGAAAGCTGCCGAGTGCTCCACCGGAAGCGACCGGGGAGGTCCAACCGTTCTAGGCTTTATCCGTGGTACCCTAAGTTAGTGGGCTAGGGTACCACGGGTTATCACAGGAGGGGTTATGAAACCCATTGCGACCCTGATCCGCCTGATACGGCGGATCTTTTTAGTTAAGGGCGAAGATCACGTTAGTGAGACTACTCTCAAGTATTATGCAACCCTCGAAACCAAAGTAGGGTGGGAAGGGCCGAGTCATCATGGCAAGTTCAATCGCTGAAAGGGAGACGATTTACAAAGCGCAGTTAACAGAATATCTGACAAAGAACGCGCCATTCCCGCCGTACTTCCATCAGATAGATGGCGTGTACAAACTGATCGTGACACCGTACCTGTTACTAGCCGATGAGATGGGGCTGGGTAAAACAAAGACGGTGATTGACGCGGCGCAATGCATGTTTCTCCAGGGCACGATCAACCGGGTAGTGATCGCGTGCCCGAGCGCCGTTCGGAGCGTGTGGTTTGATCCGGTTCTGGGCGAGTGGGCGAAACACGTGTGGCCCGATTTTCCGTTACAGGTAGCGGAGTTCCGGAACAAGATACGTATTTGGAAAACCACGGAAGATGAAAACCGGCTCCGGGTAGTCGTTACGAACTACGAGTTCCTGCGTAATGAAGAGAACCTTGCCAAGATGGGTAAGGTTGTTGGGCCGAAGACGCTATTAGTAGTGGATGAAAGCTCGTACGTCAAGAATCACAGCGCGCAGCAGACCAAGGCGATCCGTATTCTGCGTAAGAACTGTGGCCGGGTGGTTCTGCTGAACGGCACGCCGTTGACTGAAGGTCTCGGAGACCTATTCAGCCAAGCGTATATCATGAACCCGGACATACTCGCGTGCAAAAACAAGCATCAGTTCGATGCGATTTACGCGGTGAAAGGTGGGTGGCAAGGGCGGCAGATCTTGTCGTGGCGGTTTGTCGATCAGATACAGGCGAAAATGGCGCCGTTCGTTATACGGCGGCTGAAGGAACAGTGTTTGGACCTGCCGCCGAAGATCCCGTCGGTTAATATCCAGGTCACCCTCGACCCGAAGACCTGGAAACTGTACAAGGACATGGAAAACGACTTCATAGCGTGGCTTGGGTCGAACGAGGCCAGTGTCTCAACACACGCCGCGGTGAGGGCGATCCGCCTGCAGCAGATCACGTCAGGCTATCTGGGAGGCGTGGCTGGCCAAAAGCTCGACGCGAACGGCGAGCTAGTAGAAAGCAGTGAGCACGTCGAGTCTAACCAAACGGTTGGCGACGAGAAGCGTATGGCGGTGATTGACTGGTACCGGGATAGGTTAGCCGAAGATCCCAATTTCAAGTGTGTGATTTGGAGCCGGTTTACCAAGGAAATCCTCGACCTGATCGACGCGTTCCGGTTGCTACTACCGGACGTAGAAGTGGGACGTATCGCGGGCGGCCAGTCTGAGAAGGAGCGCCAAGCAGCTATCCAGCTCTTAGACCCTCGAACGGCTCCAAAAGGACCGGTGGCGGTGATAGGAAATCCCGCTTCTGGCGGTATGGGGTTGACGTTAGTTTCTGCGAGTACCGTGTTGTACATCAGCAACTACTGGAGGCTGATTACACGGCTGCAGTCCGAGGATAGAGTTCATAGGCCCGGCCAGATGCACCCTGTGAACTATTTCGATGTCATCGCCGTTGGCCCGAAGGGACAGCGAACGATCGACTTCAGTATTGTGAAGCGGCTAGCTGCAAAGAATGAGGTAGCCCAGATGACATCGGCCGCGTGGCTATCTGAACTGGGAGGGTGAGTGTCTAAGTATCAGTATCAAGTCATTGTCAACACGCCTGAAGGTGGAACGCACGAACACAGTGATGTGATCGAGGCGAACACGTACCAGGAAGCGATTCTGCGTGGGCTAGCGCAGACGTTCGAGGAGATAGCCCAATTCCGGAGGAATAACAACATGGACAAGCTGGTAACACTGGATATCAACGTGTTCGCAAAGAAGGTATCGAGTGATTAATCCAACCTCGCCAGAACCGCCGCCGACGATGGTAATTGCCGAAGGTCACTGGACAGGATGCACAGCGTGTGGAGGGTACGGCGTGGAGAGGTGCAAGACATGCGGCAAAGTTGATCCCGAGTGTAAGTGTACTGATAACCCGTGGGACGACTGTTCGTACTGCGGCGGCACGATGCAGGTATGGGTAGGACCGACAAACTAGGAGGGAGGCCGGTCGTCACCGGCCTTCACCCTATCGCACGATCAGTGCGAGTGCGAGCAGAAACACGGCGATGTTCAGTACCGGATAGCGGTTGTCAAAGAACGAAACAATCGCTAGTACCATTGACACGATGACGAGTAGCAACTGAGCGCTCAACACCATTTGTCCTCCTTGGGATACTGGCCCCTGGCGGGCCGTTTTACGGCACCCGGCCGCCCGGTAGGGTACCGGGTAGGGGCTGCCGCCGTTTGTCGTCTGTAGGGGCTGCCGCATACGTTACCGGCCAACCGTGGCCGGTAGCCGGTAGCCGGTAGCGTGCCGGCAGGAGTAAAAGGGGTCCGGTCGGCCCATGATTAAAACCAACCGGACCCAAACCTCTAGCATCCCCCCGGAACCAAATGCTAGAGGGGCCTAATAAACCCGATTACCCACATTAGGAAATATAATCCACCGACGGCGG